TATGATGCAATCCTTGTGTGGGCAGCAATAGATGGCAACTCAATAGCAGCTGCTGATTAGAGGTATTTCCCTTTTTATAAATACTAACAAAGGGGATTATTATGCCATCTCAACAACTTGAGTTGAAATCAGATATTACGAATCTATTTGAAGATTTGGAGTCTATTGCAAAAGAAACTAAAGTTCATGCACCCCATGTTCCTAAGATAGAACAAGCAGACATTACTGAACTGTTTAGTGGACTTAATGTTGCACACGAAGAAGCAAAGGTTGAGGTTGAGTTACGATTATCTCTAGACGAAAAGAATAACTTAGATACCTTTGCAAATCTGGTAGATACCTTTAGTGAGATTACTAAACCAGAAGCAACATGGCCAAACGAATGGCCTGAAGAAGAATATCCTAAACAAAAACCAATTGATGAGAGTGTAATACAATCACTTGAAGAATTGTTTTCTACAACTACACATATAGAACCAGTAGAACTGGTTAAAGATTCTGAAGAACCTACTTCAGTAGAGAAGACTGCAACTCTGATTGACAAGGTTATTACTAATCTTGACAGTATGGGAGAAAAGACACATATCACAGAAGAAGTCAATCAAATTACAACTCTACGAAAAGAATTTGATAACTTTAGATCACTCATTGCAAAACAAGTATCCTCAGCACAAATGTCTGGTGCTGGTGGTGGTGAAGTTAGACTTGAGTTTATGGATGATGTTGACAGAGATACAGCAAAAGTAGATGGTAAACTATTATCATTTCAAGCTTCATCTGGAAAGTTTGTTGGTGTATCTCCATCAGTCCAAATATCAACTGAAGAATTACAAGACGCTGTTGGTGCAATGATTGGTAGTAATACTGAAAGTGGTATTACAGTTACTTATGATGATACAAATGGTAAGTTAGATTTTGTGATATCAAGTGACGTAGTTCAACTGACATCAACACAAACACTAACAAACAAAACTCTAACAAGTCCTGTCCTAAATACTGGAATAACTGGTACTGCATTTTTAGATGAAGATGATATGGCAAGTAATTCTGCAACAAAGGTCGCATCACAACAATCTATTAAAGCATTTGTTGATGCAGTAGAATCAAGAACAAGAGCATTTGCAATTGCAATTGGTGCTGGACTTTAGTTATTGACTAAATAGTATATAAAGGAAAAAGATATGGCAATACCTAATACAAAAGCAACATTAAAGTCCTACTGTCTTAGGTCATTAGGTTTTGGTGTTATTGACATCAACGTATCAGATGACCAAGTAGATGATAGAATAGATGAAGCATTACAATATTTTTCACATTATTCTTATGATGGTGTTGAGAGAATGTATCTTAAATATCAAATAACTGCTGATGATGTTGCAAGAGCTGCAGGCAATACATCTACAACTGCAACAGATTCTTCTGATAGTTCTATAACTGCAACATTTAAAGAGGGTGGTGGATTTATACCTATGCCTTCTAGTGTTATATCAGTTATGAATATCTTTCCATTTGATAATACTGCAACAAATAATATGTTTGATATTCGTTATCAACTTAGATTAAACGACTTGTATGATTTTAGTTCTACATCAATTGTCCAATACGAGATGACAATGCAACATTTAGATTTCTTATCACACATTCTTATTGGTGAAAAACCTTTGCGTTTTAATGAACATCAAAATCGTTTATACATTGATATGGATTGGGCTAATGATATAAGTATCGGTGAGTTTTTAGTTATTGAATGTTATCGTAAATTAGACCCAGCAACTTTCACAGATATGTTTGATGACATATTCCTAAAGAGATACACAACTGCATTGATTAAAAGACAATGGGGTGCAAACCTTTCTAAGTTTTCTGGTGTTGCAATGTTAGGTGGAGTCACTATGAATGGTGAAACTATATTCTCACAAGCATTAGAAGAAATAAAAGATTTAGAAGATAGAATGTTTTTAAATGAACCACCTATAGATATGTTTAAAGGTTAATTAAATGGCTGTTAATAGTGCATTTCATACGAGTAATCTACACTCTCTTGTAACAGAAAGAAGTCTGTATCAAAACTTAGTTAAGGAAGCGATACAGATTTACGGACATGATGTATATTATGTCAATCGTGAAACTGTTGCACTTGATAATGTTCTCGGAGAAGATGCACTATCCAAATACACAAATGCAGAACCAATTGAAATGTATGTAGAAGATGGTGCTGGTTTTGGTGGTGATAAAGAAATCATATCACAGTTCGGTTTAGAAAATCGTAATGAAATTACATTCGTAGTTTCCAAAGAACGATTTCAAGAGATGGACAGTCAGATTAATTTAGAGGAAGGTGAGGGTTCTATTGCATTAGAATCTGGAACTATAGATCAAACTGGTAACTCATCTAATCTTTCATCATTTACTGGAAACTTTTATATACTACAAGACACGGCTACAACAGATGCAGACAGACCACAAGAGGGAGATTTAGTTTATCACCCTGTCTTTGAAAAGATGTTTGAGATTAACTTTGTAGACCATGACGAACCTTTTTATCAACTGGACAACAACCCAGTATATAAACTAAGATGTAAACAGTTTGAATATGCTTCAGAAGTTATTGACACAGGTATTGCAACTATTGATGCAATAGAGGGTGAATTATCTACAGATGCAAGACTATTCCAAATTACACTTGAAAATGAAGTCGGTTCTATCCAGTTAGAAAATGCAGCTGATACTGGTATAGCTTCATACATACTTACAGAAGACTATATAGTAGGTGATTATGATACAGATAAGACTTCACAAAATGAATTATTCGACCAACTTGACGATACAGTATTAGACTTTTCTGAATCAAATCCATTTGGTGATGTAGGGAGTGCCACATAATGTTAGGACAACAATTTTACCACGAAACAGTAAGGAATATAATAGTTGCGTTTGGAACTATGTTTAACAATATTCAGATAGTTCGTAAGGACAACTCTGGAGTTATTCAACAATCAATGAAAGTACCACTTGCATATGGGCCTAAACAAAAATGGTTAACTCGTTTAGATGCAGACCCATCACTTGGAAGTGCAGCCGCAATTACTTTACCACGATTAGGTTTTGAGATTGGTTCATTAACATATGACTCCACTCGTAAACTAAATCGTGTACAGAAATTTAAAAAAGTAAAAAGTTCTAGTGCAAATGCAGATAAGTTAGACACACAGTTTATGCCTGTTCCATATAACATGGACATTACTCTATATGCAATGGCAAAGAACTCTGATGATGCGTTGCAGATTGTAGAACAAATACTTCCATTCTTTCAACCAGATTATACATTGACAATCAATGATATGGCTGATATGGGAATTAAAAGAGATATTCCTATCATTTTAAATACTGTAGGTTATGAAGATAACTATGCTGGAGACTTTACATCAAGACGAGCAATAATTTATACATTAAATTTTACTGCTAAATTTTATCTATATGGCCCTGTTACTTCATCTAAGGTTATCAAAACAGTTCAAGTTGATCAATACGCAAATCTACCAGCTGTTGAACCTACAAGAGAACAAAGATATTCAGTTGCACCTACTCCAGCTAGTGCAGATGCAGATGATGATTTTGGTTTCAATGAAACAAGTTCTTTCTTTCAAGATGCAAAAAATTATGATGTAGTAGCTGGAACAGACGTAAAGAAATCATAATGACCAATACTGATAATATAATCGACCAGGCTCTAGGGATACTAGACCCAGTTGAAATGGAATTGAAAAAGGTAACACCTAAACAGATTGTTGTTAAACCTAATAGTAATGAAGACGATATAGAGAATGACTATAAATATCAACGAGAGAACTTTTATGGTCTTGTTGAAAAAGGTTCTCAAGCGATTGAGGGAATCCTGGAGCTTGCAAAAGAGGGTGAACACCCAAGAGCATACGAGGTTGCTGGAAATCTTATTAAACAAGTAGCAGAGGTAACGGAGAAGTTAGGTGACTTACAAGAGAAAATGCGAAAACTTAAAGAAGTACCTAATTCTGCACCCAAGAATGTTACTAACGCATTGTTTGTTGGTTCGACTGCTGAACTCCAAAAGATGCTAAAAGGAAAGACAGATGGCTGATGCGACCTATCTTGGTAATCCTAATCTCAAAAGAGCAAACGTACAACAGAACTGGACTAAGAAACAACTCCTTGAATATACAAAATGTATGGAAGACCCTCTGTACTTTATACAGAATTATGTAAAGATTGTTTCCCTTGATGAAGGACTAATACCATTTAAGATGTACCCCTTTCAAAAAGAGATGGTTGGTACATTTCATAACAATCGTTTTACTATATGCAAACTACCCAGACAGTCTGGTAAGTCTACTGTTATGGTATCTTATCTATTACATTATGCATTATTCAACCCTAGTGTGAATATTGCAATACTTGCAAACAAGGCTGCGACTGCACGAGATTTGTTAAGTAGACTACAACTTGCATACGAACATCTTCCTCATTGGTTACAACAAGGAGTTATGTCTTGGAATAAAGGTTCTCTGGAACTAGAGAATGGGTCTAAAATACTCGCTTCCTCGACCTCTGCGAGTGCTGTGAGGGGTGGAAGTTACAACATCATATTCTTAGACGAGTTTGCTTATGTACCATCAAATGTTGCAGAACAATTTTTTAGTTCTGTGTATCCTACGATTTCTTCTGGTCAATCCACAAAAGTTATGATAGTAAGTACACCACATGGTATGAATATGTTCTATAAAATCTGGACAGATGCAGAGGAAAAACGAAATAGTTATATACCTATCGAGGTTCATTGGTCAGAAGTACCAGGCCGAGATGAGAAATGGAAGAAAGAAACTATTGCGAATACAAGTGAACAACAGTTTAACACAGAGTTTGAGTGTGAGTTTCTAGGTTCTATAGATACTCTGATATCTCCATCAAAACTAAGAGTTCTTGCATACAAGAAACCTATACAATCTAATGCTGGTGTTGATGTCTTTGAACACCCAATACCAGAACACACATATATCTTAACAGCTGACGTTGCACGAGGAACATCAAATGATTACTCTGCGTTTATTGTTTTTGATGTCACTTCAGTTCCTTATCGTATTGTTGCGAAGTTCAGAGATAACGAAATAAAACCTTTATTGTTTCCACAAAGAATACATCAAATTGCAAAAGCATACAATCAATCGTTTGTTCTAATAGAAGTCAATGATATTGGAGAACAAGTCGCAAACGCAATGCAGTATGATATGGAATACGATAATATGATTATGGCATCTATGAGAGGTCGTGCTGGACAAATACTTGGTGGTGGATTCTCTGGTGGTAGAGCTCAATTAGGTGTGAGAACAACGAAGGCAGTAAAAAGTATAGGGTGTTCCAATCTAAAACAACTTGTAGAAGACAACAAGATAATCATAGAAGACTTTGATACAATCAACGAACTGTCTACATTTATTGTAAAAGGTTCATCATTTGAAGCAGATGATGGTTGTAATGATGATATGGTTGCGTGTTTGTTTATCTTTGGTTGGTGTACAGATCAAACTTATTTCAAAGAACTTACAAACAATGATATCAGAGAACAGATGTACAGAGAGAACCAAGATCAACTAGAACAAGATATGGCTCCTTTTGGATTTGTAATCAATGGTTTAGAAGATGATAACATTGGAACAGCAGTTGACGAATACGGAACAAGATGGGCTCCTATAGTAAGACAGTATGATTCTGATTGGTAATGGAAAGTCCTTGCGTTCAAATCTGCAAACTTATAGATAGTGTATGTGTTGGGTGTTTTAGGACAACTAAAGAAATAACTATGTGGTCGAAGTATACAGATAAACAGAGAGAAGATATTATTAAAGAAATTCAATCAAGTCGTTGTCAAGTTTAATCCAACAGTTTGAACAAACTACTTTACAACTATTCATTAGTTTGTGAACTTCTTTTCTACTTTCATCATTCGTACCGACTCGTTTTGCTTGTCTTCTTATTTCTACATCATGGGGATATAGTTTGAGAGTCACAGTTTCACTCTCTCCACAATGAATACAATGTTCGTTGTTGAGGTGAGTATTCAACCACGCAACTCGTTTTCGGTAGTTCCTACGAGCTACCTTTTTGATGGTGTCTTTGTATTTTTCGTAATGTGTTGTCATATTGTTATTTATAAGTTTTGATACATATAAAAGTGAGTTTTTAGAAACTTCGTTTTTATAAATACTAGGAAATAAAGAGAGAACTCTAAAATCAAGGAGCAAATACCATGTCATTTTTAGTTTCACCTGGCGTTCATGTCAGAGAAATAGACTTAACAAATGTCGTACCAGCCGTTGCCACCTCTATTGGTGCAATTGCAGGCGCATTTGAAAAAGGCCCAGTTGGTTCTGTGACAACTATTACGTCAGAAGAACAATTGGTACAAACATTCGGAAAACCTCAAACAACAAGTAATCAGTTTGAAACATTCTTTTCTGCTGCAAACTTTTTGCAGTATGGAGATAATTTAAAAGTAGTAAGAGCAGAAAGTGCCATTTTAAACGCTGGTGCAAACTCTGGAATACTTATCAGAGATGATGACCATTATCAAGCATCTTTTGAAGATGGTTCTGGTTCTCATGGAGAGTGGGCCGCAAGGACTGCTGGAACTCATGGTAACGGAATTGGTGTAGATATCTGTGGTGGTAAAAGAGCATTTAAACAACCACTTGGAACACTTAATCTAGTAAATGGTGCTGGTGCAGTTGGTGACTTATCAATTACAGTTGATAACCAAGATGCAGCTAATGCAGTAATCGCAGTAAGTGATATCATTTCTTTCCAAACAAATAACTCTGTTACTGCTCTTGTAAATGGTGCAATCACAGTTGCAACTAAAAACTTAGTAGTTGATGGAAACTCTGGTACTGCTGCCGTTGGACAACGAGTAATTGGTGCTGGTATATCAGATGGTGGAGAAGTTGTTAAAATTGTAACAGTAACTTCACAAACTGCATTGATACTTGATAAAGCAATTATAGTTGCAGATAATGCGCCTCTTGCATTTATAACAGATGTAAATGTAGAATCTAAAGGTGAAGAATATGAAGTAACTTCAATTTCATCTGAAGTTTTAACAATTCGTTTGTTAGATGATCCTGCTGGTGCTGGTTTACAGTCTGTAATACCAGACAACTCATTTATCACAAGACGTTGGAGATTTTCTGACTTATTTGATGAAGCGCCTGGAACATCTGCATATGCTACCGAAAATGCTCGTGGAGAAGAAGACGAACTTCATGTTGCAATATATGACACAGTTGGTGATATAGCAGGATTTGCAGTAGGTGTTGCTGGACAAAGAACAAGTGCAGTAATCGAAAGATTTGCAAATATGTCTAAGAACCCAAATGGTAAAACAGCACAAGGTTCTAACAACTATTATTCAGATGTTATCTTTGCACAATCAAGGTTTATCTACTGGACAGATCATTTATCTGCTGGTTCTAACTGGGGAACAGATATTGCATCTGGTACAGACTATACACTAGTAAGTGGTATTGATATTTCTACATTAACTGGTGGAACAGATGACTATGCAACAACTAACGGAGAGATTACACTTGCTTATGATAAGTTTAAAGATACAGAATCATTAGACATTAACTTAGTTATAGGTGGTTCTTCAAGTATCGCTGCTGATACAGAAGGAAATATGGACACCCATATAACAATGATTACAGCTCTTGTGGAGCTCCGTAGAGATTGTGTGGGATTTGTTTCTCCATATCGTGCTGCGACAGTCGGTATTGCAGATTCACTTACAGCAACTAAAAATGTTGTAGATGGTTTCAATACTTGCCCAAGTTCATCATATATGGTTTTCGATAGTGGTTACAAGTATATGTACGATAAGTATAGTGATGTATTTAGATTTGTTCCATTGAACGGAGATACTGCTGGACTTTGTGCATTTACAGATCAAGTTGCAGATAGTTTCTTTTCTCCTGCTGGATTTAATAGAGGAAATGTTCGTGGTGCAGTTAAGTTGTCTTACAACCCTCAAAAGGCTGAAAGAGATCAACTTTACAAAGCAAGAATTAATCCTGTAGTTAACTTTCCAGGCCAAGGTGTGGTTCTTTTCGGAGACAAAACTGCATTGACAAAACCAAGTGCATTTGATAGAATTAACGTAAGACGATTATTCTTACTTCTAGAAAAAGCAATTGCGACTGCAGCCAAGTTTCAACTCTTTGAGTTCAATGATGAATTTACAAGAGCTCAATTTAGAAACTTAGTAGAACCTTTCTTGAGGGATATTCAAGGTAGACGAGGTATTACTGATTTCTCTGTAGTTGCAGACGGAACAAACAATACTGGAGAAGTTATTGATAGAAACGAATTTATTGCAGATATTTATATCAAACCAGCAAGGTCTATCAACTTCATCACACTTAACTTTATCGCTGTGAGAACAGGGGTCGCATTTACTGAGGTAGGAGGTTAATCATGGGAAACATAGATGACTTTAAAGCAAATCTAATCGGTGGTGGTGCTCGTGCTAACCAGTTCAGAGTAACATTGACACCACCATCTGGTATTGCAATTGGACTTGATGTTCGTAGAACTTCATTTCTTGTAACTGCAGCACAATTACCTTCATCTGTCTTGACTGAAATTCCAGTACCATTTAGAGGTAGAAACATATATCTTACTGGTGACAGGCCTGCTCCAGAAACTTGGGATGTAACAGTATATAATGATACCGACTTTATGATAAGAAACGCAATGGAATTATGGCAAAATGGTATTAACAGTTATGTTGATAATACTGGAGTTATTTCTCCATCTGATTATCAAACAGACTTGACTGTTGAACAGTTGGATAGAGATGATACAGTTTTAAAGAGTTATATCTTTAGAAATGCATTTCCTACATCAATTGGTGTAATTGAATTGAGTAATGCTGAAGCAACAGAAATTGAAACCTTTCCTATTACTTTTAGGTATCAACATTTTGAGCCTTCAGGCGTTAGTTTCTAACCTACTAAATAGGAGACAATAGTAGGAGATATTATGGCGGAATTATTTGGATTCAAATTTGAAAAAATAAAAAACTCTGGCTCTCAAGAGAGGTTTACTGAACCTAGTTCAGAAGACGGAACTCTTGAGGTTGCTGGTGGTGGTTTCTATTCACAACTTTTAGATACTGATGGTCGTGAACGAACTGAAATGGACTTGATTCGTAGATATCGTGATATTGCACAACAACCAGAGTGCGATAGTGCGATTGAGGATATTGTCAATGAGGGTATTGTTGCAAACGAAAGAGATCAAGCCGTTGCTATCGAACTCGAAAGACTTATGTATCCTAAAAGAATTAAAGATAGAATCAGAGAAGAATTTGATACAGTCTTAGAACTTCTTAACTTTGATACAAAAGGTCACGACATATTCAGACGTTGGTATGTTGATGGTAGACTATATTACCATAAAGTTATAGATCAACAAAATCCAAGAAAAGGTATCCAAGAACTAAGATACATAGACCCTAAAAAGATTCGTAAAGTTAAAGAAATAAAAAAGGTCAATAAAAAAGGTTCTAGTATAGAACTGATTGATGCTGTAAATGAATACTTTATGTATAACGACAAAGGTTTGCAAACTGGATCAAACGAAGGTATTAAAATCTCACCAGACAGTATAACTTATGTACCATCTGGCTTGATTGATCAGAACAAAGGTCATGTACTTTCTTATCTACACAAAGCAATCAAACCAGTTAATCAACTTAGAATGATTGAAGACTCCCTTGTTATCTATCGTGTATCAAGAGCGCCTGAAAGACGTATATTCTATATTGATGTTGGTAATTTACCTAAAGTTAAAGCAGAACAATACTTAAAAGATGTTATGGCTAGATATCGTAACAAACTTACATATGATGCATCTACTGGAGAAATCAGAGATGATAGAAATCATATGTCAATGTTAGAAGACTTTTGGTTGCCTCGTAGAGAAGGTGGTCGTGGTACAGAGATAACTACTCTTGCTGGTGGTTCTAATCTTGGTGAGATTGATGATATTACATATTTCAAACAGAAGTTGTTTAGATCATTAAACGTACCAATTTCAAGATTAGAAGCAGAAGCTGGTTTTAGTCTTGGTCGTTCTACAGAGATTACAAGAGATGAATTGAAGTT